CCAGAGGGTTAATTGGCTTTTCATCGTACCTACTTCCGTAGGGAAACGAGTCCAAGTCTAACTAAATCCTCAAATCAGTTGGAAGGAACCAGAATCAGTTCTCTCCACCCAGGAGCTGAGTAACACGAGCTCCAGTAGAAGCAGTCAGGTAGGCAACAAGGCCGTCCACAACCTGCTTCTGCTCTGCGACGGAATACCCCACAGTGGGGACATCCACGACCAGATAGGAAGACATCGACACTGGGATCGACTGACCCGCCATAAGCGGATCGGTAGCGATCTTGCTGTCGTCCAGACGGATCATGTGACGCACGCGCTTCCCGTACTGATGGGAAACACTAAGTGCGTCAAGACCATCTGAAGTCTTGAACTGACCAGAGTTCACGCCCGAAGAAACACGGGCGAGACTCTTAGCGATACTATTGATAGTAACGCTCTGGGGATCGGCGAATGCCATGTTAGAACCTCTTGTTGTGTAGGACGGTAAACCGTCATGGTTGAAAAACCGTGATGGTGAGCCTCTTAAAAGAGGGGACATCACAGCCATTAGAGAAGAGAGTAACCTACTCTCTTCCTCCTCTATCGCATATGGGTAATCCCCAATGCAACGAGGATGGCCGACTGCGTTGCTGATAGCGCAGCAGTGGCGTTGAATCCTGAGTACGGAGAAGCCTTCAGTCGCCGAAAATGATGCGACGTATAGGTTGACCCCGCTGCAGTCCGTGAGGACGTAGGCGGGCACGCACACACGACTTTGTAGTTCCGTCGTGACATTACGTATCCGTACTTCAGCACCAGACTATCTTTCTCGAAGTTAGAGACATTAGAAATAATGTCTCCGGCATTCGAGAACCAGTCTGCTGCCCAGCTCCACGGAGCGAGGTTCCAAAGAACCTCTGGAGTAAGCTCGACACCAAATAATTTGTCGGCTTCAGCTGCGAATCGCTTGGCTTTTGCGACCGCACTATCTCCAACCGGTACCCAGTAGGTGAAAGCACCTTTAAACCAGGTATCGTACTCCTCGCGGGACCATTTAGTCCCGTTCTGGTTCCCCAATGTAACTCCGGTTACGGTCTTGGTGCCATAGGCACCCGTCTCGTAACCATTGCGTGTATTGGAGGGGAAATGATAGCCCACCCGAGTGACCTTCCCAGATCCTGCCCTAAAATCGGACAGAATCTTGTGATGATTTTTGACCGCATATGCAAAACTGCGGATATCACCAACAAGGGGAAGCCACCCAAACTCATAGTTCAAGAACTCGTTTGACGCACCTTTATGAGCTTTCGCTCGGTCGCGCCATAGAGTAGAACCGAATAAGTGAGGAAGTCCGTCCTTAAAACCTTCTCCCAGCGCAGTTGAAAGCTGAGAGACTGGACGAACCGGGTTAGTACGAGCTATCGCAGTAGTACCCAAGGCCTTTAACGCAGTATCCGTCGGATTTGATGACGGGCTGATCGTTGCAGAATTACTTGGGTTGGCCATGAGAACATTAGTACCCATACGTGTGCCTGTGGTAATAGTACCCAGGTCGTATGAAGTG